TCTACTAGGTTTTGATAAGATTCCTTTGCCTGAACTTCGTCGTCAGGATACAAAGAATCGTCAAAACTCTATTGATGATCTAGATCCATTTATGACACAAACACTTGAGATGCAGATGCAAACTTTGTTTGATTCTTCTATGGCACTATATGAGCAGATGCTGAAGCGAGGTGTGGCAAAGGAATGTGCAAGAAATGTGCTTCCGCTCTGCGTACCCACTAAATTGTACATGACAGGCTCAGTTCGGTCATGGGTGCATTATATTGATCTGAGGTCTGCTAATGGCACACAGAAAGAACATATGTTGCTTGCTGAGGGTGCGCGTGCTATCTTTAAGGAGCAGTTCCCAACTGTATCCGAAGCATTGGAATGGTAAACTATGAACATTTTTGTAACTGACCCTAGCCCATGGCGGTCTGCTGTGGTACTACCTGACAAGCACATTGTAAAAATGCCACTAGAAACTTGTCAGATGTTATCCATCGTATGTTCTGACAAATGGGGTCATGGATTCGGCACTCTTCCCAAAGCAGATGGTCAACCCTATGCTACTGAGAAGGGTGCTTTTCGTAATCATCCTTGTACTAAATGGGCGAATGAGTTTGTTACCAACTGGCAGTGGTTACTTGCTCATGGTCTCGCATTATGTGAGGAATATACAAACCGCTACGGTAAGGTTCACACCTGCTACAACACACTTCTAGTAGCAAAAGACATTCTTCCTACTGCGGACCCTCAAGGACGCTCAGGGAAGCATACAACGCCCTTTGTTCGTGCTATGCCCGATGAATTTAAACTTGACACAAGCATTGATACTATTACTGCTTACAAAATGTACATTAGCAGCAAACCTTGGGTTGCATCTAATTATATTCGTGACCCATCCCGCAAACCAGATTGGATATGATGTGGAATCTTAAAATAGATGAGGATGGTGTTCTCACATTCCCTGATGATCTTCTAGAGATTGCTGGGTGGGTTGAAGGAGATGTATTAGAATGGATTGATAATAAAGATGGTTCTTTTACATTGACAAAACATATAGATACTTAACCGACATTACCAACATGCCGACATACAACGTTAAAAATTTGAAGAACGGAGACACTCTAGAACTCAAGATGTCAATCTCTGAGTACGAACAGTGGCGAAAGGATAACCCAGACTGGGACAAGGACTGGTCACAAGCGACATTTGGTGGTACAATATATGGAGAACCTAAACAATCCAATGGGTTCAAGGAAGTAATGCAGAAAGTGCAATCCAAGCATCCTGGTGCAAATCTCTCCCGTTATACTTGATTAAAGAATTAAATGCCTAGAAAAAGAAATACAACTGCCAATCCTGTTCCTTTCGGAATGTCTACGAAGCAGATGAAAAGAAAGAAACCTATTAACGAACAGTATCTCAAAACCATTGAGCCACTGACAGAGAACCAGGAAAAGTTCTTCCATGACTATGGCATGGAACAAAACATCTTTGCTTATGGTGCTGCTGGTACAGGTAAAACCTTTATTGCTTTGTATCTGGCATTGCGGGATGTGCTAGATGAGAACTCTCCTTATGAAAAAATCTATATTGTCAGGTCTCTGGTTGCTACACGCGAGATCGGTTTCCTTCCTGGAGACCACGAAGATAAGTCTTCGCTCTATCAGATCCCATACAAAAACATGGTGAAGTACATGTTCAAGATGCCAGATGATAATTCATTTGAACTCTTGTACACTAACTTGAAATCACAGGGTACTGTTTCATTCTGGTCTACATCATTCATTCGTGGTACTACATTTGATAATGCCATCCTGTTGATTGATGAAGCGCAGAACCTAAACTTCCATGAACTCGATTCAATCATCACCCGTGTCGGTGAGAATTCTAAGATCATGTTCTGTGGTGACGTTGTTCAGACCGACCTTGTGAAACAGCATGAGAAGAATGGTATCATTGACTTCATGAAAATCCTTGAGGACATGAAGGAGTTTAGTTCTATTGAGTTCGGTGTTGATGACATTGTGCGCTCTGGACTTGTGAAGTCCTACCTTGTAAGTAAAATGAATCTCGGTCTTTAATATGTTTACCCACGTTGGTCATTCCTTAAGTGAACTCCCTGAACCTACCACTGTTAACGGCGTAAGGTATTACACCACGCCGAGTGGTAGGAAACTACCATCTATTACATCAATCACCTCAATGAAATCTCGTAAGAGCATTGCGGAATGGCGTAAACGTGTTGGTGATGCTGAGGCAGATCGTATCTCTAAACTAGGTACGACTCGCGGCACTAAGTTCCATAAGTATACTGAAGACTATCTCAATAACCTTGAGGTAAAACCTAAGGATCTTATGGAACAAATGTCAAAACCTTGGCAGTTGTTTGGAGAAGCACTCCCTTATTTGAACGACATAAATAATATACACGCTCTAGAAGCACCCCTATACAGTGAGTATTTTGGACTCGCTGGTCGTGTTGATTGCATCGCGGAATACAAAGGGGAGCTGGCAATTGTAGACTTTAAAACTTCACGGAAACAAAAACCCGAGAAGTGGATTGAGCATTATTTTGTTCAATGCGCTGCCTATGGTGCTCTGTATTACGATCTCACAGGCATTGAAGTAGAGAAACTTGTGATTATTCAGGCATGTGAGGACGGAGAGGTGCAATTGTTTGAGAAGTATGATAAAATGTACTATATGAAACTACTGGAGCAGTACATTAATGAGTTTGTTAACTATCACAAGGGAGAAAAGTTTGCTAATGTCTGAGGAAAACCTTAATGACATTCTTGAAAAGAAATTCATGACTGCTTCAAAATTCTCTATGGAAATTGAGAACTTGATGAAGATCAGTAATGGTACGATGAATTACATTGAATGTGTGATTCACTATTGCAATGAGAACAACATTGAGATAGAGACTGTATCAAAATTAATTTCTAAACCCCTAAAAGAAAAACTGAAGTATGATGCTCAGCGGTTGAACTTCATGAAACGATCATCAAAAGCACGACTCATTATATGACCGCATTTGAATCCTATAAAATGTATGTCGCACTGAAGTTACACTTCACAACCGACAGTTATGACTACTTCAAATTCAACGGCAAAACTAGAGTATCTGAGACTAACTTTGAGAAGAGAAAGGACAGATACTTCTTCAAAAAACTTACGAATCGTAAGAAGGATGATGAAATCCTTCCATACTTTGTAGCAAACTTTGTTGCTGACTCCTCTGGATGGATCGGTAACATGGTTAGATCAGACGGGGATGATAATTACAGGGCATGGAAGAAGCGCATGGAGAGTCTTCATTATACTTTTAGTGAGGAGGTGGACTTTCTATTGCAGCAGGTGGATCAGTTTGATCATCTATTCAAGGTCACTGAGACTCATCCACCACTACTAAAGTTTCTTTTGGGTAAGCAGATCTCCATGGAAACTTTTGTTATTTTAAATCAGATCCTAAACTTTATACCACAGTTTGATAATAAGATTGTGGAAACTATTGTTTGGTCTGACGTGAGGAGAACCGTCATGAAGTACACTCCATTCGTATCTGTAGACACTGTTAAATATAAGGGAACTTTAAAGGAAAAAGTATTAGATCACCAATGTCTTTCTTTGAATCAGAAATAGTACAAAAAGAAGCTGAGGAGATCAACCTCAAGCAGCAGGAGATCGTCAGTCGGTTGCCGTTCATCCCTTTGATGGAGACGGACGACCGAATTGACTTCTTTGATGCTATGCTAGACTTGATTGAAAGGCAGAAGGTCTTCTACATGAGACTGAATCTGTCTGACGATCCGATGGCGGTACGTCTCAAGCAAGAGTTCAGTGACGCTGCCAGGAGACTCGGTATGGATGCCGATGGTCTCAACATGCTGGACATCTATGACAAGTTCCGTGACAACATGGAAAGTGTCCGCCAGCAAGTGCTTGACGGAGAACTCTAAATAGGTTATGATGATCCTGTTGGGTCATCGCAATCCAACGAATACAACACACACAACTAATCCGAGGTAATACAAATGTCTTTTGCTGATCTTAAGAACAGCTCCAAGTTTGGTTTTGATCGTCTGACCAAGGAGATTGACAAGCTCCAAGCTACTGGTGGTAGCAGTGATGATCGTTTCTGGAAACCCGAGATGGACAAGTCTGGTAACGGTTTTGCGGTAATCCGTTTCCTGCCTGCACCTGAAGGCGAAGAACTTCCCTGGGCAAAGGTTTGGTCACATGGTTTCCAAGGTCCTGGTGGATGGTATATTGAAAACTCCCTGACCACTCTGGGTAAGAAAGATCCCGTGTCGGAACTGAACCGTACACTGTGGAACAGTGGTCTTGATAGCGACAAGGAGGTCGCTCGTAAGCAGAAGCGTAAACTCTCCTACTACTCCAACATCTATGTTGTGAGTGACCCTTCTAATCCTGGTAACGAAGGTAAGGTCTTCCTCTACAAGTTTGGTAAGAAGATCTTTGACAAGATTCAGGCAGCAATGCAACCTGAGTTCCAAGATGAGACCCCGATCAATCCCTTTGATCTGTGGCAGGGTGCTAACTTCAAACTGAAACTGCAGAAGAAGGATGGTTATTGGAACTACGATAAGTCTGACTTTGCTGCACCTTCTACCCTTGAGGACATGACTGATGATGAACTTGAGAAGGTTTGGAAGTCACAGCACTCTCTGAATGAGTTCATGGATGCTAAGAACTTCAAGTCCTATGAGGAACTTGATTCACGTCTGAATGTTGTTCTGGGTCGTGGTCAGAAGCAGAAGTTTGATCGTGAGACTCTGGAAGATGAGTCCGAAGGTCGCGGTGGTTTCAATGATGCTGACATCATGGGAGCACCTAAGTTCAATGCTCCTTCCCGTCCCATGCCTAATGCCATGAAAGAAGAACTGAACAACCTTCAACCGACTGCTGCATCACGTCCTGCTCCTACGACTGACGATGATGACACCCTGTCCTACTTTGCCCGTCTTGCTGAGGAAGAATGAAACTATTAACCGTTGAAGATTACCAGAAGGCAGGTGAATCCTTCTGGCCAAAGTACTGGTACGTTGCCAAAGAACTTGGTGAAGATGCCAGGGCAGAGGACATCCTAAAAGTCCTTGAGTCCAT